TGATTTTTTTAAAAAAAGAAGAAAATATAAAAGGAAAAAGAAAAAATGTATTGGATTTTTTTAAAATGGGTTCTTTGCCTGAATCCGAAGAACTTACATCCAATTTTGAAAAAGAAAAAATTCAAGAAGAAAATTTAACACCAAATGATAAAAATAATATATTATTTGAAGGTCCGTATGATGATATTTCTATATCTAATAAAAAAATAGATGAAATATTATTAAAAACAAATGAAAAAGAGGATAAATTTGAGGTAACAAAAGATATGATAACTATGAGTGATTATTTAGACACAAATCAAGAAATTAAATTTCATCGTTCGGATCTTTTAGACGAATATTTAAAAATTGTGGATATAAATTATATTCCAAATAAACCAAAAATTTATAATTACGATTATTGTTCTACATGTAAAATTGAAAAAATTTTATATCCAAGTGAAGGAACAATTATTTGTGAAAAATGTGGAGAAGTTGATTTTGTTATGGTTGAATCAGATAAACCATCTTATAAAGATCCTCCACCAGAAGTTAGTTATTTTGCCTATCTCTCTTATGGGCTGAAAAGTTGTATGCCATTGGTATCAGGATATTCCGATGGAAAAAACATTTTTATTTCCTGTGTATTTTTTTTTTCAAGTGTTTTTAATTATTAAGAAAATATAAAATAAACAACTAGTAATTTCTTTTTTATGAAATTGCGACATTCCTTGTTGCTGGAAAACCCTAAAGCCAACTTTTACGAAATTCAAATCTGAAAAGATTGAATGGCCAAGATTTAACTTGGGTATCGTGAAAATAAAGTTGGATTATTTTTAAAAAAATAAATGGGCAATCAGCATGATTGATTTCTAAAGCATATTTATATGTAATGAAACATCGCCAGAGACTGAACGGGAATGGGGATTTTTTTCTTTCAAAGATAATCCTTAAGATACAGTCCATTCGTATTGGAAACAATATGTAAAGTTCGGTAAATTATTTTATATTAAAGTAATTTTTATGGAAATTTAAAAAAAAATTGAAACATTTTCAAAAATTGAATCTAAAAATTTTAAATTTTTACAAAGTTATTTTAATTACACAGTAATTTACTGTAAAATAAGAGAATTAATCATTATAATGAGTTGGCGCGACATGTTCATACTTTAATGAATATTATAATTAAAAAGACAATTTCAAAGTTTTAATTTTTCAAAAAAAAAAATTGATTTATTTATTTTAATGCACTAAAATATTAAAAGAGTTTATATTTGTAAAAATGGAAGATACAATTATTAAAAATACATCTACTATTCAAGAAGAGAAACAAGGTATTTCTACACATTTTTTTGTTTCATCTACTACTACTACTACTGCTTCTTCTTCTTCTGCTTCTTCTTCTTCTGCTTCTTCAACTTTAACATTATCTAAACATAATGAAAAAGATAGAACTTTTGGCGACATATATTTAATTACAAATTTAAAAAATAACAAAAAATATGTTGGACAAGCTAATAAAATTTTAACCAATGAGAAACCGTGGGGATATTTAGGAAGGTGGGATTCACATATCAGAGAAGCTAAAACAATTTCTAAAGTGGACCATTGTAGATTTTTAAATAATGCGATTCGAAAACATGGTTTAGAATCATTTAAAGTTGAACTTTTAGAAGAATGCCCTATGGAAGATTTAGATAAAAGAGAAATTTTTTATATAAGTCATTATGAAAGTTTAGCACCTAAAGGATACAATTTAACACAAGGTGGTGGAAAAAATAAAGTTGAATCTGAAGAAACAAAGAAAAAACGTATTGAAGCACATACTGGAAAAATTCATAGTGAAGATACAAAATCAAAAATTAGTAAAAATCAAATTGGAAATAGAAGAAATGCTATGAAAAGAAAAAATCCAGAAGATAATGACTTACCAAAATATATTAATTCTATTAGAAAAAATGGTGTTATTATCGGGTATAGTATATCAGCATTTCCTATTGGAATTGAAAAACCAGAATATATTTCAAAAAGATTTTGTTCAACTTTAATTTCATCTCAAGAAAATCTCGAAAGTGCTTTAAAAGAATTAGAAGAGTTAAAAAAAATTTACAAACACATCGAAAAAAATATTGAAGAACAAAAAATTGAAAATATTGAAAAAGAAATGAAAAATGCTTCAACTGTAAGAAAACAAATGTTTATTGAAAGAAAAAAGAAAAAATTACCAGACAATGTTGAAATTATTGAAAAAGATAATGTTATTTTAGGTTTTAAAATTTTTGATCCAATTTTGAATGAATATAAAGAATTTTCTGATAAAACTGAAAGATGGAATCTTCATGCAGTTAAAAAATATGCAATTCATATGTATAGAAGAGATGAAGATAAATCTTATATGTCTTATTTAGACTCAATTGAAAAAATTAATCAAAAATTACCTTTTACACTTTCATATATAAATACAATTATTTATTTTGATAAAATTGTTATAGGATTTAATATAGAAATTAATAAAACAGTTAGTGAAAATAAAGGATTACCTAAAATATTTAAATCTTTTGATGATCCAACAAAACCACTTTTACAATTATTTTATGAATGTATTGAAGAATATGAAAAAATCATGAAAAAAGAAATTAAAATTCCAACAATCGATTGTGTTAATGAATCAATAAAGAAAAAAAACTAAAAAATGAAGATTTATTAACTGAAAATTAAAAATTTGTCTTTTAAAATTTGTCTAATTGCTCATAACAGTAGGTTTGAAAAGAATGTTACCTGCTAGTACTCTTTTAAAAAAATATAATTTATTAATATAAGAGTGCAATATAACCAAATTGCGGGAACGTCCTTTTTCTTTTTTTTTAAAACATATTAAATAATTTTGGTTGATAATGTTTAAAAAAGAAAATAAGAATAAACTACCACTTTTTATCTTTTTCTATTTATTTAAAATAGAGAAATGAAAAAAGGACCACGGTTAATAGCCGTTTCTATAAATTAAAAAAAAATATAGAATGAAAATGTTAAATATTTTCATACAATGGTAAAAATGTTTATTCCTAAATGGATAATCCGCATCCAAAATTTATTTAAAAATATGGATATCAATAAAAAAAATATACTTCAAACAAATAAAAAAAAATATATAGAAAAATATAAAAATGATTTCCAAATTTTATAGAATTCAATGTTTATCAAATTTATTTATTTGTAATAAAAATAATTATAATATTTCAACAATTCGGGCACCTTATCTCTTTTTATTAGGAAATATTGGTCATCCAGAATGTATAAGTTATCAGAATTTTATGTATAATGTTTCAAAAAATTATGAAAAAGTATTTTATATTTCAGGAAAAGAAGAATACAATCAATCATGGAAAGATAGATTATGTCAAAAAAGAACAAAAGAGGAAGTAGATGAAATTATGAATGATCAGTTTTCATCTTATTCTAATTTTCATTTTTTAACAAATTCTCCAAAAATGTTAGAAAATCTTAATACTCTTGTTGTAAATGGTGATTCAAATTATAAAGATTTATTTAAAAAAACACATCATACATTTTTTTTAACAAATAGTAAAATAGATTATAATAAAATGAAACTATTAACTGAAAATCAAATGACTATTGTTTCACCTATTTATATTTATAATAATAATAAGAAAACATTATATTCAATTCCTGAAAGAAATAAAAAAGATTATATTTTTGATATTGATATTCCATTCAATGAAAAATAAATTGGTTCAGAGACTAGATGGTTATGGGGGATATTTTAAATATCTCTTAAGGTATAGTCCAATCGTCAAAGAAATTTGATGTATGACATGGGTTATGTCAAATTCAAGCTAAAGAATCAACTGATATTCCTCAAGAAGTTTATGATGCAATTCTTCTTGAGATGAAAAAAGAACGTATAACTAATATGGCATCTTTAAAACCTTCAAAAGTACGTGAATATTTAAAGAAATTAAGATTAAATAAATATTATGAACATACAAGTCATATTATTAATAAATTAAATGGTATTCCACCATTAACTATTCCAAAAGATGTTGAAGAAAAATTAAGAAATATGTTTAAAGAAATTCAACAACCTTTTATGGAAGCATGTCCACCTGATCGTAAAAACTTTTTATCTTATTCTTATGTTCTACACAAATTTGTAGAATTATTAGGATTAGATCATTTAAAGATTCATTTTCCACTTTTAAAATCAAGAATGAAATTACATCAACAAGATTTAATTTGGAAAAAAATATGTGAAATTTTAGGTTGGCAATTCATTAAAAGTGTATAATATTATTTACTTTTTTTAAATAATTATTTAAAAAAATAGTTTACATTTTACAAAATAAATAAATTTTTAATTAGGTGTATAAATAATAGGAGAATTAAAAATATTTTTTGTTCCATTTTGAGGTGAAAAAATAATAACTTTTTTATATGTATTTGGAATATTTGTATTTTTAATATAAAAAAATCCATTTCCAATAAAATTAGCAGGTATTTGACCAACTATTCCTAAAACTGCATGATCATTAAATATTGTACAATTTGTAAAAGAATTATTTACAATATATGTTTTAAATGTATAATTTCTTGTAGAATTAATACCCCAAGAAATTAAAGATTTTTGAGATAAATCAGTATATGCATTACTATTATTAAGTCCGGTATTCACAAAATTATTATTAGTAATATAAATATTTCCAAGTATATCATTTGTAATACTTGAAGGAATTGTAAAAAACATTCTTTGAATTCCTCCACTTGTATTTGGAGAAGGATAATTTAATGTTATCCAATTATTTTCTATTACTATATTTTTACTATCAGCTAATCCACTTGTTCCTAATAATTCAACACGTGTTGTACCAACTGCTGTATTTCTAAATATACAATTTTTAATTAATATACCATTACCTTCTCCAGAAACATTAAAATAAAGAACACCATCCCCTTCATTTCTTGGAATATTAAATATACAATTTTCAAAAATAATATTATTTGCTTGATTAAAAATAAGTGAAATATTGGATGTATTACTGAAATTAAAAACAACAAATGAAAATTTAATATTATTTAACCCGGTTAATGTTGTAGTTGAAGTTATATTATATTGATATAATATAATATTATTATCAACTGTTTTATTTGTTATATCCATCCAATTATTTCCTAATTGATCTTTAATACTTGAATTTGTTGATATACCACTTGTATAATAATTTTTACCATTTTCAATTGATTGAACTGATAAAGTTGAAGATCCATTTGCTATTAATTCAACATTTGTTGTTGTATTTGCTGAAATCGATGGAATAGTGTATCCAGGATCATTATTAGAAAAAATATTACTACCTTCTGGGAAAAATCCAGATCCAAACCATTTATAATATTCATTGTTTAAAGGTGGATAATAATTAAAACATGATAACCATTTAGAATTATTATTGTAAAATGAATTATATTGATTATAAAATGAAGAAGATGAAACACCATCCGACATTATATAAGAGTTATATTGGTTAGTCCAAAGAATTTGATTATTATTATTAATTTCATTAAAGTTTGGAACACCTTCAATAATCCATCCACCGAGATCGTCTGAATAAATTAAATTTAGAATTTCATTTTTAAAAGTTAAGGAATATTTTTGAATATTACAATCATTGACAAAAAAATTACTAATAATTTCTACTGGTAATAAGGAATTATCATTAAAATTATAAATAATTTTTTTATATAAACCATCTGTTGTTTGGCCACTTGGTAAATTAAAGGTTCCTCCATTTTTTTGTATAAATGTTGTATTTAAAATTGGTGAAATATTGGTTTCAATTGTTAATGATTCTGATTGAGAAACAAGAGAATTAATAAATATACTCCCCTCTAATGAAGATTTAATATTTCCATTGTTACCAAAATTTATACCTGTATTATTAAGACCTGATAAATATAAATTATTGTATTTAAAATTAGTAGTTCCTATATTAAAAATACTATCAGATGAAGGAATAATATTTTCCGAAGAAAGATTACCACCTATATTTAATCCATCAATATTTATATATTCTGCACTTAAATAATTTACCTTAATATTACCATCAATATTTAAATTACCATCAATATTTAAACTTGTTAAATTACCTAATGATGTTATATTTGGTTGATTTGTAGTTGTAATAGTTCCAGAAATTAAATTTCCTGAAATCATATTACTAACATTTAAGTTATTTGTTTTTAAACCATTTTCATCAACTTGAATTAACTGACCCTGTAAATCTATTGTATTTCCTGATAAATAAAGATCTTTAAATCTATTTGTTGATGAACCTAAATTATAAATCATATTACCACTTGGAAGAATATGGCCAACATCAATTAAATTACTATTTCCTACTAAAATATTCCATGGTGTTGAACGTTTAATATAAGCTATATTTTTATTTTCGGCAGTTAATGATATTCTGTTTTCCATTAATTATTATTTTTTTTATTCTAATTAAAATAAAATATATTTATTTTAATTAGAATAAAAAAAATAATAATAATAATATAATAAATGTATAATATGTTAAATCTATAATTGCTTTAAAACATTATTAGAATATTATCAATGGTAAATGTTAATTTTTTAGAGTATAAAATAAAAATAATAGGAACAACTTTTATGGAGTAATATTAAAAAATATTTATATTTTAAAAAAAACTTATAAAAAAATAAATTAATTTAGAAATATATCAATCTTTTTTTTAAAAATATTTCACATTATTAATAATTACTTATAACGTATCTTTTTATTTTTGAAATTATTTAAAAATAACATTATTTTATATCTAATTTAGATGATTTTTTAAAAAAGAAAATAATATTAATGTTTGATGTTTTACATGAATATAATAAAAAATACATATGATTTTTTTTACAAAAATATAGAAAAAAAATTAGAATTTACATTTAATTTTGTTTATTAATTTTTTATAAATAAATAATATTTTATTTATAATTTTATATTAAATATTTAATAGGAATATCCTGACTGATTTATAATTGAGCTTTTTATTTGGAAATTATAATTTACAGGTTGTGTAATTCCTGTGCTATCTGCTACTATTTGAATAGAGGTTGTATTTCTTTGAACATATATATTTGGATAAAAATTTGTATTTGTTAAAACGGTTCCACTAACATTTATAGGTGTTATTAATTGAATTCCGGTTATATTTGCAGTTGGTATAAAATAACTGGCTTGATATCCTAAATAATTTGAAGTTAAATCTGTTGCACATGCCTTAACATCTATATTAAAACATGCATTTGATGTTGGTGCATTTGCTAAACTTGTATTTGTAAATTTCATAATTTCTAAATTAGAAATTGTATTTGTTGTTGAATTTATATATTGTTCAATATCTACCCAACGATTATCTGACCATGAACCACTAAATGTTGGTAAAACAACTAAATTTGAATTAGCAGAAGGAGGTAACCAAATAGATTTAAGATCACTAACACCACCTTCAAATCCAAATAAATTTCCATCCACACTTCCTAAAGATAATGAACGATAAGATAAGTTAGATCTAATATCAAACATAGATTTAGAAGTATCATATTGAAGAATAGTATTTGCAAATTGAATATTTGAAGAATTTTGGTTAGGTAATAAATAAATATATTTACCATCATACATTCCACCCTTAAATCCTACAAAAGAAGAATTAGAACTATTTTGAATGGTTGAAAGTTGAATATTTGAATAAGAATATGTTTGTGAAAAATCTAAAGTTGTATCATATCTTAATATTGTGGACGAAACAGTTGATCCATTAATATTCGCAGAAGGAATAAAATATACATATTTACCATCATATACACAACTTCTAAAGTCTGGTGTAGAAAGATTTAAAACTTCATTAAGAGGGAATGTTTGAAAACCAGATGATGCATTATTTTGAGTAGTGTCAAAACGAACTAACATTTTTGAAGAAAGAGGAGATAAATAAATAAAACGACCATCAAATGACCCACCTGAAAAATTACTTATATTTGCATCTAAACCAATAGGAGTTATACTATTCCAATAATATGCAGAACTAATATTATAACTTGAAACAGAAGAAGAAGTAAATATTGTAGAAAGATTGGAATAATTATAAGTGCATGCAAATAAATTGGAACTTGAACCTGTTGGTAATAAATATAATTTTGAACCATCAAATATACAACCATCAATAGTATTTCCAGTAAAATCAGAATTAATTAATGCGGGATTTTGAACAATAAATGAATTTGCATTTAAAAATGGTTTAGAAATATCATAACTTACTAAACCAACATTTCCGGAAGTTAAATTAATATTTGAACCTACAAAATGAACATAACGTGTTCCATCAAAAAATCCACCTGTTAAAAATGCATTTCCACCATATCCTGGTAATTCAATAGATTCAAATAAATTAGCAGTATTTGTTATATTTCCATATAAATATGGATTTAATGTGTCTGATTTACATCTAATTAGTCTTAAATTTGCAGACGCATTCATTGATTTTGTTCCAAAATAAATATAAGATCCATCAAAAACACCCCCACTAAATGAACCGATATCTGGATATAAAGCTTTTAAATTAAAACTTGTTTCACCTATTCCTATAAAACTTGGATTTGATTTAATAAATGGTATAATTGTTGATGGAATTGCACTTGCACCATAGGGAACATGAGATTGACTCATAAAAGTTTGTTGTTCCGGTAAAATAGGATTTGTTTGAATATTTGATGTTTGAAGGAAGGTTCCATTAACAATTAAATTATTAACGATTTCGTTTTCAATATTTACATTACTAACAGAAATATTTGAAACACTTAAATTACCTGAAATATTTACATTTGACATATTTGTCCAATTATTATTAAAAAATATATTACCATCTATATTTGAACTATATACATTAGAAAGATAAACATTTGTTGAAGATGGGAAAATTAGATTGGAAGAAGAAATAGAAAGATTACCATTATCACAAGCAAGATTAGCTTGAATTTGATTTACATATAAAATATTACCACATTTGATTTCTAAATTCCCTAAAATATTTATATTGGATCCAGAATTTTTAGAATAAATATTATCAACATATAAATTATTAACTATTTCATTATTTGAAGATATATTACTTACAACAATATTCCCAATAATATCTAAATTTGGTATAATTACCCAATTATTATTAAAAAATATATTACCATCCGTATTTGAACTATATATATTTGATATATAAACATTTGTGGAAGATGTGAAAATTAAGTTAGAAGCAGAAATAGAAAGATTACCATTATCACAAGCTAAATTAGCTTGGATTTGATTTACATAAAGAATATTTCCACATTCAATTTCTAAATTTCCTAAAATATTTATATTAGATCCAGTATTTTTAGGATAAATATTATCAAGATATGAATTATTAATTAAAGAATTAAATGAAATTAAATTAGATAAAATATTTACATTTGATATATTTGTCCAATTATTATTAAAAAATATATTACCATCCGTATTTGAACTATATATATTTGATATATAAACATTTGTTGAAGATGGAAAAATTAGATTGGAAGAAGAAATAGAAAGATTACCATTATCACAAGCAAGATTAGATTGAATTTGATTCACATAAAGAATATTTCCACATTCAATTTCTAAATTTCCTAAAATATTTATGTTAGATCCAAAATTTTTAGGAAAAATATTATCAACATATAAATTATTAATTGTAGAATTAGATGAAATCAAATTAGATAAAATATTTACATTTGACATATTTGTCCAATTATTTATAAATGTAATATTACCATTTGTGTTAGAACTATAGATATTTGACATATAAACATTTGTTGAAGATGTGAAAATTAGATTAGAAGAAGAAATAGAAAGATTACCATTATCACAAGCTAAATTAGCTTGAATTTGATTCACATAAAGAATATTATTACATTCAATTTCAACATTACCCAAAATATTTATGTTAGATCCAGGATTTTTAGGATAAATGTTATCAACATATAAATTATTAACTATTTTATTATTTGAAGAAATATTACTTACTGAAATATTTCCAAGAATATCTAAATTTGGCATAATAACCCAATTATTATTAAAAAATATATTACCATCTGTGTTAGAACTATATATATTTGATATATAAACATTTGTGGAAGATGGGAAAATTAAGTTAGAAGCAGAAATAGAAAGATTACCATTATCACATGCTAAATTAGCTTGAATTTGATTTACATATAAAATATTATCACATTCAATTTCAACATTACCCAAAATATTTATATTAGATCCAGAATTTTTAGAATAAATATTATCAACATACAAATTATTAACTATTTTATTATTTGAAGAAATATTTGAAACATTTAAATTTCCAAGAATATCTAAATTTTGTATAATTACCCAATTATTATTAAAAACTATATTACCATCTGTGTTAGAACTATATATATTTGACATATAAACATTTGTAGAAGATGGGAATATTAAATTGGAAGAAGAAATAGAAAGATTGCCATTATCACATGCTAAATTAGCTTGAATTTGATTTACATAAAGAATATTTCCACATTCAATTTCTAAATTTCCTAAAATATTTATATTAGATCCAGTATTTTTAGGATAAATATTATCAACATATAAATTATTAACTATTTTATTATTTGAAGAAATATTTGAAACATTTAAATTTCCAAGAATATCTAAATTTTGTATAATTACCCAATCATTATTAAAAACTATATTGCCATTTGTGTTAGAACTATATATATTTGATATAAATACATTTGTTGAAGAAGGAAAAATTATATTTGAACTTGAAATCATTAAATTTCCGTTTTCACATGAACCATTTGATTGAATATGATTTACAAAAAGTGTATTACTACAATTTAATTCCACATTTCCATTTATTTTTATATTGGATTGATTTAGTGTTGTAATATTTCCAACAGCAAGATTAAAAATATTTGCAAAATCTGCATTTGTAACATTTGCAAAAAGATTACTAACATCAAGATTTCCTAAATTAACATTTGCATTTATATTTATAACATTTGAAGAGCTGGAACTATAAATGTTGGTAACATATAAATTAGTGTTATCATTTAAAACAAGATTTCCATTTTGAATATTAATATTCGGACCACAATTAGGATTTGGTGCTATATTATTTAAAAAGGTGGTTGTATTACAATCCATTAATATATTTGATAAAATTAAAATATTTCCATCAGATGAAGAACATTGTATATTACAAACATCTAAAGTGTCATTTACATAAATATTATTTGTATTTATTTCAGATGTATTAATTGTATTTTCAACATTTAAATTATTAATATATAAAGTATTTGTTTCATTGTTATAAAAAAATTGAGGATCAACTATAATTTCATTATTGGGTCCCCAAAAAGGTACTTCACCATTTGAACCAGTTTCACCTATAAAATTTTCAATTTCATTTAACCGTTTATTAAGATCATTAATTAATTTTGTATGACAATTTACGGCATTTATATAACATGGATCTGTCATTTAAAAAAAATAAATTTCTATTATATCTATATTTTTGATTTAAAAAAAAATGCAAAAAATATGCTTCGCTTTTTTAAAATTTATTAATTTTAAAATAATTTTCCAATTTTTTTATTTAAAAAAATATAAAATTAGCAACTTTTTTTAACTCCAATAATACCACATAATATTCGTTTTCCAGAGTGTCCAGTAGTTTTTGAATCTTCAAAAGTCCCTAAACCTAAATCATCTGAATCTTCATGAACAATTAAACTTCTTCCTAAAATATTTTTTATTTGTAATTGTCCAGTTGGTTCGATCCATTCAAAAATTGCAGAACCATCTTCTTTTACTTCAATATTTCCTAAATCTCCTAAATGTTTTTCTTCTGAATCTTTATCTCCATGATTTTTTTGAAATGGATTATAATGAGAACATAAAGATAAACAACCTTCTGTTAAATCACCAGATTCATGAATATGAAATCCATGAAGACCGGATTTAGGAATATAATAAAAATTTCCAGATATTTGGACATTTGGTTTATTTTTATTTTTATTTTTATTTATATTTGTAAAAGAAATAATACCATACGGTATTTTACTTTTATTATTATATTTATCAATTTCACTTGGAGGAGGTGTTAAAATACAAATTGCATTTTCAAGAGAATATTTATTCATTTTCTAATTCTTTTGTTTTTTAAAAAAAAGAATATATCTATTCTTTCTTTTTATATAATTTTTAAAAAAAATATATTTTTAATATTTTTTATTAAGATTTATTCCAAAAATAACCAAAGAAATTCTTATTACTTGAAGTAAAGTTTTTACCTGGTAAAACATTATTTTGTAAATCAAGAATAGTTTTTAATCCAGTATTTGCAATAATAATTTCAAGTAGTGGCATAAATAATGGCTGCCAACCACTTGAAGGATCAAGAACTGTTATAATAATTTTTTGTAAAAATAGAGTGACAATATATTTAATAGGTAAGAAAATTAAATAATATATATTCATTACAATTATAAGTAATAACATAACAAAAGATCCATATTTGGCAGGATCACTATCAGAAAAAATTAAAGCAATAATTGCAAAAATAGATAATATTATATAAAACATTAAAAACATTAGAGAAACATTAAATGTTTTTACATTATCATTAAAAGTTTTACTTAAATCCCCAAAAGGAACTGAAATAATTAAAGAAATAGTTATAATTAAAATAATTAAATAAATTGTTTTTCTATTTAAAAAATTACCCCATCTAAAAAATAACAATGAGCAAATTAAAAAAAATAAAAAAGCAACAGGAAAAATAATATTTCCAAAAAATTGACAATATTTTAATTTTTTATTATTTATATCACTTACACAAAGATAAGAAAGAGCACCCGCAGTAATTGTAGCAATTAATAATAGACCCTTACCACTTTTTTTCAACAATGTGTCACCAAAGTTAATAAGATCATCATTAAATACAGATCCAAAAATATTTTTAAAAACTTCTGTATCCCATTTTGAAAAAACATATTTTATTAAAATTATTAATATTACAAATACAACAATACAATAATACATTTTTCCATTTGGAGTTCCCCAATTATTATTATCAAAAGCAAAATCTAAAAATGTATTTTCCGATATTTTATCATTCCTAACTAAATCAGAAACATTTAATTTTGAACTTAAAATATAATTTTCACATAAAGATTGTGTTAATAAATCTTTAAAATCATCAACTGTTGATTTATTATTGAATACAATTTTACTTTCACCTCCTGTTAAAACATCATAACACATACCGCCTTTGTTAAAAATAGAGTTATTTTCCAAATCAGATTCTTGAATTTCATATGTATTTTCATCTTCATTTTTATTTAAATATGTTGGAATACCATTTTTATCATTTGTATTAGAAACTATAGTATAAATTGTTTTTTTTTGATTTTTATCATCAAGACCAGTAATATTTAAGGTCTTGTCTAAACCTTTTATTTCATTATAACCAGTTTTTGGATCAGGAATCTTAACATAGACAAAAATTGAAAAAACAATAGATAAACAAAATAAAATAATAATAATAAAATAATTAAATATATTTTTTTCAATATTAAAAATATTTTTAGCACTAATTAATAAATAAATACAAAATAAAATTAATAAATAAGAAGAAAATAAATAAGTAAAATAAGAATCAATTTCTGGATTTTTATAGCTCGTATCAATTAAAGAAATTAATAAGGAAAACAGGGCCACAACAAAAACAATGGACGAAGTATTTTTGAATCCACCAGATGAAAAAATATCTTTTAATTTTTCCTTTATAGATGAAATAATATTTTTTATAAAATCCATTTTTAAATAAAAATTAAAAATCTCTACAATATTCAAACAATTATTTTAAAAATCCTTCTTAAAATTCAAATTTTTTAAAAAAAATATCCAGCCAATTATAAATCCTACAAATCCTATTCCAATTGACATTAAATATGAATAAGAAAATGTAAAAATATTACTAAATAATATTCCATAAAATACTAAATTTGTAAATATCCATAAAATAAATTTAGATTTTACAAATTGTTTTATAAAATAGATAAATTCATTATTCATAGTTTCATCATTTTCAACATTTATATTCATTTGTTCAATATAAGGAAGATCAAAACCAAAATAACATATTGTTTGAAGTAATCTTAAAAACCATCTATAAGGATAATCTAAATATAATTCTTTCCAAACTTCTTTTCCATAATATATAATTTTTTTCCAAATTTCTATTGGTGGAACAATTTCTTCTTTTATTTTGTTTTTTTCTAAATTGGATTCATAATAAGGGAAAGCATGAGGATATAAAAATGTTCTAAAAAATGTAAAAACATATTCTAAAATAGTTTTAAAAATTGGGAAACTTTCTTTTATCCAATTTAAACCTAATAAAAATATACCTAAACTAAATATTAAAGCCTGAATACCGCCTGGTAATATTTCTCCAGCAAATAATGTTGCAAAACTACCTAAAATAAAGTATGAAATTTTATAAACCCATGATATTTTTGTTTGAAGTGGTTGAACATTTAAAAAATTATTTGAATTTGGAATAGGAATTTCTTTATGTTGTTCTTCTAATGTTCCTAAAGTATTTTCAGAAGGATTATAAAAATATTGAAAACCAAAAATAGGAAGACCTTGATATTTGTTAGAATCTAAATTAAAAAGAGATTGGAAATAGGTTAAATGTTTTTCTTCAATATTTATATTTTTTTCATTTTTATTTTTATTATAATTTCCATTTTTAGAAAAAGATGAATATTTTGGTAAAGAAATTGATTTACCTAAAAGCCAAAAATATCCTAATAAAAATAATAAAATAATTTTTTGAATCCAATAACTCTTTTTTTCAATTGGTATTTGTTTTAAAGTTGAAAATGGAAACTTCTTTTCAAATGTTGGTGTATAAAAATTTTCAATTGAAACATCTTTAACAATACTTTCATCTGGTTTTTTAATTGTATAAGGATTTTCTGAAATAAATGATATAATATTCATAATATTTAAAAATAAAAATATATAAAATATCCATCTAACATATTTATTATCACTTAAAAATGTTCCTGTAGATTTT